TTTAAGACCTTCGCTTGGTTAGTGTGTGGTCTAGGAAGTGTGATCTTCGTTTGCAAAGCTTATGATTACTTCTTGTTTCTCTTCATTCTTAGCTCGATCCGTCCATCCTAAGAGATTCTTAGCGTAGAAGATACCCTTTCCTTCATTGGCCACAATATCAGCCGCTAGAGCGCGAAACATTTCATCGATCTCTTTGACTTCTTTGTGTAGTGGATGATCAGAATTACCTAGGACATTATACCAATTAGAGCGCTTGTAAAATTGAGCGCCTTGTCTTGGTAGCCAGATCAATAAAAAGTAGCTGATCGTAGGCAAGTGACGCTCACGAATGATCCGAACGCCTGCCCCAGTTGCTACTTCCTTAGTAGAATCCAGACAATAGTCAATGTATTTATTCGCCCACTCCAGGATCAGGTCAGCTTCTCTGATTTTCTCGACTGGTTTTTTAGTGCTTACTGGTTTTTTCTCTTTCATTTTTTGAATAATAAGGTCCAATCAGTCGGTATAGTTAGGCGATGATATAGCGAATATCCATATTCTGCCATAAAATTAACCCACTCATCGGTCTGTTTTATGTTAATATGGCCCCACCAGGCATCGAATTCTTCAGTCGTAGTGTAAGGAGTTGAAGAAAGAAGCAGGTAATTAGCCTCAATGCTCTCCAAATACTCGTTAATCTGCTCGTCTGTTAGGTGTTCAAACACCTCTATCGAGACAATCATTCCGCATCGGTTTGGATAATTATCAATTCCGTGCAATAATTGCCCCCGATTATATGCAAATTCTCTGTGATACTTGTTTGGCTCTATGCCGTAATACTCGATTCCTTTGTGTTCTAAGCATTCGCCTAGCGTTCCCATGCCAGCACCGATCTCAATCACAGACTGAGCGTAGTTCTTTATTATGTTGGAAGTTCCCGCCATTAAGTTCCAATAATCGGGATTATGTGGGGAAACTCCGATACTAATCTCGTAATCGAAAAACTCCTTTTCAGTTGCTTGCATTATCTATCTGGTCTAATTTTCTAATCGCCCATTCAATCCCCTCGGTGCCTCCCCAGGCGTCCCACATTAAACCGCCACAGCCTTCGCCATAAGGAACGTCTTTATTCTGCTGGTGTCTTTTAAAGCTCGCCATTCTTGCGATCGTGTCACGCGATATCGGCTCCTTGTTTGCTAGCTGGTTAGCTCTGGCTTTCCCTACTGGAGTGCCACACGATCCCCAGCCATTTTTCTCAGCGTAAGCAAGCGCTCGCTTGGCGTTGTTTGTCGCTGCCTCTGGATAGTCGCTGTAAGATTCAGCAAAAGCTCCACCGGCTAGGATTGCCTGGTAGACTTCAATCGCTTTCTCCTCGGTGTCGTAGATGCAAGCACCTGAGCCTATTCTGTATTTTCCATTACTGCATAATATGACCGGCATAATTTACTCGATTAGTTTGGAGTAAGTAGCAAAACGCCCTTCGTTAATTTTAAAGATATCGTAATGTTCGCGGACGTATTCTCCATTCCGATATCCGTAGTCATCGCGCATCTGCTTACTGAATGCCATTCGCTTAATGTCGCGCTCCCAGTTGTCTACCTCGAAGATCGTCGGGATATCGTCATAAGGCGCACGCTTATAAGTTAGGATCGGGATGTTTTTTGCTCCTGCCTCTAGCGCTTTAAGATTAGACTTTAGTCTATTGAATTTATTATCCAGCAAAGGAACTAAAAGCATGTCGGCCTCCAGGTAAAAATTCATATATAGATCCACCGGCATCGACTCGAGGATCTTATAGTCAAGCTTCTCATTAGCAGTGTATAGATTTCCCATCTGCTCCCAGTGCCACTTATTGAAATTATTCCATCCACACAGAAGCATCCTGGTATTCTCTCTGAATACCCTAGACTTCGCCAGCTCTTCGATCGGTTTCTTGAGTTGCTGAATATCTGGGTAGTGAGTGATTGATCCAGTATGTGCGATCGTTACTTTCTCATTCTCCTTCCTGATCGCCGTGAATTGATCCTTGTCAAATGGCAAAGCATTCGGAAGGACCTCGCAGTTTTTATTAATCTGTACGATCTCCAAGCGGAGGCGATTGTGAGTCGTTGTAACCAGGTCAGCAAAACGAATGTAGTCCTTGATGATCCTAGTCACTCCAAGCTTGCGATAGGTAGGCGCGCTTAGGTGCTTATCGAACAGAGTCCAGTAGTCATCAATATCTACCACCAATTTAAAGCCAAACTTCTGGCGCCATTCTAGGAGCTGAAGAAGTGGCACCGATTCCAGGAACCGATTTACCACTACCACATTGAAATTCTTTTCTTTCAATAGGTCCTCTGTGATCGTGTCAGTGATCAGGCAGTATTCCTTTTCCATGATCGACAAAGGAAGCGCCAGTCTGTGGTATGTTACGCCACTATTTTGACTTCCTACCGCGAGGATTCTTAGCTTGGATTTTGTCATTTGGTTGGTTAGTTTGTTGAGCTGAGATTACGTTCTCGTAGTGATGCTTTAAGCGCTTGAGCATGTCGAAGACACAGCCTCCACACCAGGCGTTCAGCACATAGCTAGGATCCAGTGATCGCTTGTAGATTTCGTGATACTCATTGAGGACCGCGTGGTCTAAGTTTCGAGTAAATCCAAGCGCTACCGATTCGAAGTTGATAATATTGTCTTGGATGAATTTAATGTCTTTGTCTGTCATAGTTTTTCTAATTCTTTTTTAACTTCTTCCCAAAAATTATTATATTTAGTTTCAATTAATTCACTTGTTTGTAAATTGTAGAATTCAAATGAAGTATTTTCTAATAGTTCATTGACTGCAATTAAAGCGCATTCAATAGCGAACCTATGTTCATCAGCTGAATCAGTAAATGCTAAAAATTTTAATAACAATTCTTTTGCTTTCTCTTTTGGTGTCATAGCTTTGTAAGTAGTTTAATTAATAGCTTCTCCACTATCGCAGCAATCACGCCGGCACCAAAGGAAGTCGCGACGATTATCGATAGTAACTCAGGCGCAAACATCAATCCAAGCGCCACCCAGAAGCCCAGGCAAGGCGCGCAATTGAACGGTTTAAAATTAATCCCTAGGTCATAGGGCAAATTGTTCATATTCCAAAACGTGACGAAAGCCACTGATGCGATGAGTTGAATCATGATTTAAACATCTATGTGAATGAGAAAACTAATCTTGCGTTTCAATGTAGGATATTCCATAATAAGCCATTTTGTTAAGTTATCTGGCTCAGAATCATCAATGTGAACTTCAAGATAAGTGTGGATATCGTGTCCAGATACTATATATTTACGATAATTTTCAGGTATCTCTGATAGTTTAATTACTGATTTTGTGATTGTTTTCATTTTATTTCTATTTTATAGAGCGCTTCTTTTACTTCCAGGTAATAACATTTATCGTCCATCCGCTTTGACATATCGATGAACTTCTGGCACATAAACAGAGCGCATTCTCGAGCCATTAGTTTGGAGCCAGTAAAGTAAAGGCAATTATTGAACAGCTCACGGGCTGTTTCATCTGGCTTCTTATTCATCCTTGAGTTTCTTTTTGATTAACGCGATAGTTTTGACGATCGACGGATAGGGTATCTTAGTCTTTCTGTGGACGTCCATCTGATTAAAACCAGATTCGACGTATTGATCCAGCAGTCGGTCTTCATACCAGCACAGCGTCTTTCTCTTACTATCTAGCAAATCAAAAAGAATTTCCTTCTGGTCCTTCGAGTTATCGATCTGGTCCTCCAGGTTTTCGATCTCCTCTATCGATTCGAACTTCGCCCGGAAGTTACGGAAGAAAGGCTGATTCATCCCAGTGCTTCGGATCATGTTTAGCATGGCCCTGACCAGGTAGAACTTGAGCGCGTTGTTCTCGTAAAGATTCCAGAATTTCTCGTCGCTTAGAGTGCAAAGTGAGATGAACATCTCTTGCCTAAGATCGTCGCGGAGACTAGCCGGTTGCATCTTGCGAAGCGCCTGGCTTATATCCTTCGAAAGGTACAGCTCCTCGATTATCTCGTTTCTGCTCTTCACTATAAATCCTCTGGTAAACTAGCGATGTAAGCTTCGACTTCCTTCACGATCTTCTTCGTGTTTTCGATTTCATACTTTAAGTATTCCATCGCTTTCTCAAGATCCTGAAGACGATCTTGTTTCTTCCCTGCTCTAAGAACGTACTTAATGACGTTACCTAGGGAGAACCCAAGCCCAAAAGCATCGATCACGTCAATCGCCTGGAGTCCTCCCTTTCCTTGATAGTGATCAGGTTTGACCACTTGCTCAGCGTTACTATTCATTGGTATTTCGTTTGGTTTTACAAAGTTTAAAAAATCTTTTTTAAAACTCCAAATTTACTCCGTAATTTTTTAATAATATATTCAGCTGAGTATTAAGACCTTCGCTCTTAGTCTCTGACATTTCGGTCATTTCCAAGCCCAAGCGAAAGAATAGGATCATAAGCTTCCCAGCATCCAGGTACTGATCAGTGACTTCTCCGCTCGGATCGCCTTTATAGATCTCCTGCTCGATCTTGAGCAATTCATCTAGGACGCTATTTGATTTCATCTTCAGCGACTGGCGATTAAATATGGACGGACGGAAGTCTGCCTCGATGTGATCGATCAGCGCGTTGATCAGTCCAGCGTAGATGATGATCGTCTCTTTTTCTTTTAGCTTTTTCATGGGTTAAATAGTTTTAGAAATTCTAACAAAAAAGGATTGTCTTTCATTGTGTATAATTGACACTCTGTCAAAGTCCCTTGAAATAAAACAGATTCTTCTGTTTCGTTTACCACCTGGTAAGTTTCATTTTTTAGATGTATTATTTTCATGTGTTTTTATTTAGATAGTCCTTTATTCTTTTGGTCCGAAGGAAGGCAGCCCTCCGCTCGGATCCGTGATTATTTAAGATTCGCA